CGTGATCGCGCGGGTCGGTGGCATCGACTTTGTGTTCGGACTGGGCGGGCTCCACGGGTCGCTGGAGAACGAGGTGGTGGAGGCCAAGGACGGTGCGATCGTGGACATCGACGTGGAGTCCTATTACCCATCCACCGCCATCGCACAGCGGTTCAGGCCCGCCCACTTCCCCGAGACCTTCTGCGACATCTACGCGAGCCTGAAGGAGCAGCGGTTGCGTCACCCGAAAGGAAGTGCGGTGAACGCGATGCTCAAGCTCGCGCTCAACGGTGTCTATGGGGACACGAACAACCCGTTCAGTGTTTTTTACGATCCACTGATGACCATGCGAATCACGCTCAATGGTCAGCTCCTGCTGTGCCTGCTGGTCGAGAACCTGCTCAAGATTCCCGGGCTGCGGGTCGTGCAGGCCAACACCGACGGTATCACGGTGCAGTTGTGCCAGGGTGGTCGCGAGATGATGGAGCAGGTGGTCCAGTGGTGGGAGGGGATCACGAAGCTCAAGATGGAGTTTGCCGACTACCACCGCATGTTCATCCGCGACGTGAACAACTACATCGCCGAGTACGTGAACGGCAAGGTCAAGCGCAAAGGGGCCTACGAGCACGATCTGGAATGGCACCAGAACCACAGTGCGCTGGTGGTCCCCAAGGTCGCCGAGAAGGTGCTGCTCGAAGGTGCACCGATCCGCGAGACGGTGGAGCAGTGGCCTGACCTGATGGACTTCATGCTGCGCACCAAGGTGCCCCGGTCGAGCCAACTCATCATGGAGCGCGATGGGCAGACCACCGAGCTTCAACGCATCACGCGCTACTACATCGCCAAGGGCGGGGGTCGCCTGTTCAAGATCATGCCCCCACTGGCGCGCAAGCCTGGCGAGTGGCGCAGGATCGGGGTCGAGAGTGGCTGGGGTGTTCACGTGTGCAATGACATCCGCGACGCGGGTCAGGTGCCGGTGGACTTCGATTACTACGTGCACGAAATTGAAAAAATTGTGAATGGATTGGCATGACTACCCTGATCCCCCCGTTGCCAGAAGGCTACGACCAAGACACCAAGATCGCCCTTGGTCCACGCAACACGATCATTGTGGCTCATCACAACATGCCGGTGCTCTACTTCGACGAGTCGGCGATGCAGTGGCGCGAACTACTGGTGCACATCAGTGAGGTGGCCAAAGATGCTCGAACGTGACATCGAATCGCGCTCCCGCAAGCGCGCAGAAACCAAGGGTCGGCGGATGATGAAGTTCACATCGCCGGGTCATGCGTTCGTGCCCGACGACATCGTGATGGCGCCCATTCCCCTGTGGCTGCAGCCCGTGATCGCCAGGTACTTCCGGTTCATCGAGTTCAAGCGCACTGGCGCAAAGCCCACCGCTGCGCAAGCCCGTGAACACGAGCGCCTGCGCGCCATGGGGTTCACGGTCGAGGTGATCGACTCGGTGGAGGCGGCGGATCGCGTGTTCGACGATATGGGGGATCGGTTGTGAGTGCCTATTACAACGAAATTGATCCTTATGCGGCCCAGTGGCTGCGCAACCTGATTGCAGCGGGACACATCGCTGCGGGAGATGTAGATGAGCGTTCCATCGTGGATGTTGCCCCTTCCGAGTTGGTTGGGTACACACAGTGCCATTTCTTCGCCGGCATTGGTGTCTGGAGCCTTGCGCTTCGTCGAGCAGGATGGGGAGACGACCGACCCATCTGGACCGGCAGCTGCCCGTGCCAGCCTTTCAGCGCGGCAGGTAAAGGAGCAGGGTTCGATGACGCGCGGCACCTCTGGCCCGCGTTCCACCATCTCATCGAACAGTGTCGCCCTGCAGCAGTCCTTGGAGAGCAGGTTGCAAGCAAAGACGCAAACCCTTGGATCGACCTTGTACACGCTGACGTGGAAGCCTTGGGCTATGCCTTCGGGTGTGTCGCGTTCCCGTCTGCGGGCGTCGGTGCTCCGCACATCCGAGACCGAGCGTACTGGGTGGCCCACGCCGACGGCAGCGCTCGCGGACAAAGGGGTGCGGACCTTCGAGGGCGGACTGCTGGAAGCGATGCGCAACCATGGGCCGGACTTGGCAGCGGTGGCGTGTCTCACCGGATGGCCAACACCGCAGGCACGCGACCACAAGGGGGCGAACCTGCCGGGCAACGAGTTGACGCACAACACGCGGCCGTTGAACGAACTGGTGCGGCTGGCGGGCTGGCCGACTCCGACCGTGGGCAATGCGATGGGCTCGCAGTCATCGGAGGGAATGAGCGTGTCGGGCATGACGCCGGACGGACGCAAGAATGCGGTGAGCCTCAACCATGTAGCGACCTTTGCGGGCTGGCCGACGCCCAAGACGACGGACACCAACGGAGCGGGCAACTCAGCAAACCGTCAGGGTGGGATGGCACTGCACACGGCAGCGCAGCAGGCGAACGGCCCGGCCCGACTAACAGCCTCTGGCGAGATGCTGACTGGCTCCTGTGCCGGGATGGCAAGTGGCGGCCAGTTGAACCCGGCACATTCCCGCTGGCTCATGGGGCTCCCTCCCGAGTGGGACGCCTGCGCGCCTACGGCAACGCCATCAACGCGGAAGCGGCGCGCGTCTGGATCGAAACCGTGATGGAGTGCATCCCGTGAACCTGCTCACCCCCGCACAGTTGCACGGCTATCAGCAGAAAGCCGTCAACTTCCAATGCACCCACCCGGCATCGATGCTGTGGCTCGACATGGGCTTGGGCAAGACCGCCATCACGCTCACGACCCTTTCGCACCTGCTGTCCACCGGTTTCCTACGTGGCGTGGTCATCGTCGCACCGATCCGCGTGTGCAGGCTCGTGTGGCGCCAAGAAGCGATGAAGTGGAGCCACACCAGGCACCTGCGGTTCTCGATGCTCACAGGCACCAAGGATCAACGCACACGGGCTCTGCTGCGCCCTGCCGACGTGTGGCTCATCAACTACGAAAACCTCGGCTGGCTCGCCGAAACCCTGCACACCTATTACGTGAGCAAAGGCAAGCCGGTGCCCTTCAACGGCATCGTGTGGGACGAGATCAGCAAGTGCAAGAACAGCACGACCCAGCGCGTCAAGAGCACCATGAAGATTCTGGAGCACTTCGACTGGACCACCGGGCTCACCGGCACACCGGCCAGCAACGGGTATCAAGACCTCCACGGCCAGTACCTCGTGGTGGACCGGGGCGCGCGCCTGGGGGTCAGCAAGACAAAGTTCATGACCGAGTGGTATCGCAAGCCTGCGGAGGGCTCGCGCAAGGTGATCCCGTACAAGGACACGGAGGATCGGATCAAGCAGTTGATCGGCGACATAACGCTGGAGATGAGCGCGGCCGACTACAACCCGCTCCCCGACCTCGTGGTCAACGACATCGAGGTGGAACTGCCGCCCCACCTGCGCGCGAAGTACGATGCGATGGAACGCGACTTCTTTTTGCAACTCGACAGCGGCAAGAGCAAAGAGGTGTTCAACCAGGCGTCGCTCACCAATGCCTGCCTGCAGTTCTCCAACGGGGCCGTGTACCCCGTCGCAGGGATGCCGCTGTGGGAGTCGGTGCACGACTTGAAGCTCGACGCGCTGGAGGAACTGATCGACGAGGCCAACGGCCAGCCGGTCCTGTGTTCCTACGCCTACCGATCCGACGCATCGCGGATCATGACCCGGTTTGCCCACCTCGACCCGATCAACCTGACCGAATGCAAGAGCGAGTCGGCGCTGAACGAGGCAATGGCGCGGTGGGCCAGTGGGTCGTGTCGCCTGATGATCGGCCACCCTGCGTCGATGGGTCACGGTGTCGATGGTCTGCAGAAGCGCGGGCACATCATCGTGTGGTTCGGGCTCACCTGGTCGCTGGACCTGTACGAACAGATGACCGCACGACTGCGCCGCCAGGGTCAGGGTGTGCCGGTGATCTGCCACCGGATCATGATGCGCGACACACTGGATCAGGCTCAGGCACTCGCGCTGGGCGACAAGGCCGTGTCTCAGGATTCGCTGCGCAAGGCCGTCAAAGAGTACCGTTTGTCGCGCGGGGTTTGAACGACCCGCCGCGACTGTGGTACGATGTGACACATCAACAACTGGAGTAACCCGCATGAAACACCTGATTTTCTTTGTTCTGGTCCTGCTGGCCGGCACTGCCCACGCGCAAACCTACATCGGTGGCAGCGTTGGCTACGGCACGAACAAGGCCCCGGGCGACATTCGGCCACTGGTGGCTGCGTCCTACACCTACGACCGTGAGAGCACGGCATCCAGCGCGTTCATGGGCCAGCGCCGTGGGGTGTGGGGTGTCGAGGCTGGAGCCTTCACCCTGCCCAAGTTCTACGGCACGGGTTTCGTGTCGGACTACGCGACCTACAAGGGCGACGGAAAGAAGCACGAGATCACCACGGCCAGGATCAAGCAGGACATCAGTGGAACGGCCCTGTATGCCCGCGCACAGGCCTACGCGCCCAGCGTGAAGGGGTTCACCGCCTACGGCTTCGCAGGTGTCGCCCTGAGCCTGAATCGCTCGCACGAGTACGGCTACTACGACGAGACGAAGTGGGTCGAGAACGACCAGCGCTTTCGCACCGTCGCGCCCATCGTGGGTGTGGGCGTTCAGTACGCCATGACGCCGCGCCTGTCGGCCCGTGTGGAGTACCTGCAGGCGTCGGGGATCGTGAAGAACCCGCACACGGGCAAGCGCAACGTCGAGATGCTTTCGGTTGGCTTTGTGAGGGCTTTCTGATGAACACGCAGAACACACCTGAACTGGCGCGTGCAGCAATGCAGCAATACGCGCGATGCATGCGGACTGGAAACTGGGCGACGGCTGCAAACATTGAGCGGCACTGGGGCCTCTACGGCTACACGCCTGAAATCGTGTCCACCGTGCTCGCGTGCGTGGCCACTGGCCTGCCGCTGGAAGCCGCGATCAACGAAGCCACCGAGAGCACGTCATGACCGGCACACCAAGCGAAGGGCATTCCAGCGCAGTCCGTCTGTGGGAAATCCTCAAGAACAGGGAGACGAAATGAGCGAGATCAAAAACGCCGTCATTGAGAGCGTGCGGCTGACGAACGACGACCATGGGTGTCTGTCCGCATGGCTGATGCTGGACTACGGCGGCAGCGGCCAAGGCTTCGGCGGCTATGCGCTGTACCTGCCGAAGAGCTTCAACCACCACAAGCTGCAAAGCGTGGCCGGGCACTTCGTCTGGCGCTGCATGGAAGTCGCTGGCGTCTCGGAGTGGAGCAAGTTGCCCGGAAAGACCATCCGCGTGCGCGGAGACCGTGGCGGCATCGAGGCCATCGGTCACATCGTCAAGGACGACTGGTTCTGCCCGCGTGACGATTTGAAGGAACAGCCATGAACATCCCGAAAATGACGGACGCCGACCTTCTTGACTTGGCCCACAAGTCCAACGGCTTCTGGGACAACTATGGCCAGCTCGTCGAGGCCGCCCGTGACGCCCAATGGCAGGCAGCGATGGCGGGGCAGGAGCCTGTGGGCTACATCAATCACGGCATCGAATACCACACCCGTGGGAAAACAATCTTCCACGAGAAACCAACCAAGAACTTGGAACGCCGGTGGTGGGCAGAAGACATTGCCGTCTACACGCACCCCGCCCCAACCAATCCAGCCGCGCAGGAGCGGGCCGAGCCTGTCGCGTCAGCAGTGGGGGAGGCGTTGCCTCTCCCGGACGGCATCAAACCAGTGGTTTGGATGGACATGGATGGAGGGGTTCACCACTGCCCGCGCCAGCCGCTGTTTGGCCTCATCGACGACACCTGCGGCAGCCAGGATGTGCTTTGGACTGGGTTTACGTTCAATGAAGCACTGCAGGCCTGGAAGGACATCACTTCGGGGCATTCAAAGCCACAGACGGTCAGGCTGACTGGCCGGGGGGCAGGAGTCATCGCCTCACCTCAGTTGATGGCTTGGAAATTCGGGAAGTCGGGTGGAACTTTTGCATGCCCCATCTGCGGGAAAGAGACTCCACACGAGCACTCCGGCGAGATGGTTGCGCTGTACCGAGACAATTCTCGATGGGAGCAGGACTACATGGAGAAGAAGTGGAAGGCCGTCGAGGAACAAGCTGCGGCGTTGGAGGCGCGGCACCCCTGGTACACGCCTTTGTACGCAACCCCGCCCGCACCAGCGCAGTCAGACGAAGACTGTCCGAAATGCAAAGGGTCTGAGGTGCGCGGCTATCAGCGTGGCTTGCGCTGCCCTGTCTGCAACGGCACTGGCAATGCTGCCCACCCAGCGCAGCCATCCCCCGAGCCGAGCAAGCCAGAGCAGGTAGAAGCGCCTTGCTGCATCAATTGGGAAGCTGGAACCAGTTGTTTTGCGGACCCAAGGCAAGACTGCCCGCGCTTGGCTTCTCTTGAAAAGGCGCTGCCGATGGAGTCAGCGCCGAAGGACGGCACCCTGTTGCGCCTGCTGGTGGACTTCGAGGACCACGCTACCGAAGACAGTGCTGAACCCTGCTGGACCATTGGCGGCAACAGTCTGGACAACACGGGTGTTGATCTGTGGCAATTTGTCGGCTGGAACTGGACGCACGACTGCTTCACGGACGGCGTTGGAAAACCCGTCGGCTGGCTCCCCATGCTCGCCACCCTCCCACCGGCCAGCGCTGCGGGGGAGGGTGGGGCGGGAGATCGGGAGGCACTGCGCCTTGCGCTGGAAGCGTTGCAGACCATCCGGGGCGAACCTGGAAGCATCACGGCTGACCTGGACAAAACCGATGCAGCCGAAGAAGCGATTCGCGCCGCCCTCGCCACCAAACCGCAGGCAGAGCAGGAAGCTGCGGCGAAGAAAGGCGGTGTGTGATGGTCTACGTTCAGCTTTCATCGCCGACCAACAGCACGATCTTCACCAACTGCTGCCGGGTCGCCATCAACGATAACCAGGCGCACTGCCCATCCTGTAACGCTGAGGTCTATCCCGGCAAGGACGCGACAAGCCACCAGCGCAACACCAGCCGCTGGAGTTGGGCATACGGCAGTCAGCGAGCTGCCCGCACCCGTGGTGATGAGGTGGGGAAGCCTGCCAGCAACAGTGGTGGAGTGTCATGAGCAGGAAAATGACGGTCTACGATTTAGCGGACCAATCCACCACAGCGTCAACTACGAACACGAGGCCGCCGTCACTTGCGGAAATTCAGGAGGCCAAGCGTCTGCTAGAAGCTCAACCGAAACCCAAATGGGCATTGGTGGCACCTGATGGCCGCGTGTGGATGCACGAAGACCCCGCCGAACTGCTTCCCATCCTGATGCCGTATCACCCGTTTTTGAAAGGCATCTTGCCATGACCCCCACACCCAAAGACCTTGTAGCGCCGCTGATGGCGCTGGTTGACGACTATGCAGCAGCCGTACACGCCTTCCGTGCTGGCTGCGGTGGCCAAGAACAACTGGAACACGATAGGCACGTTTTGAAAGCCACCCGCGCCGCTGTCGAAGCCTCCGCCCGCGCACTGGCGGCTGTGCCTGCGCCAGACGTTGAGGCCGCAGCATGGGTGCACGTTGATGATCCGCGCCGCGTGATTTCCGCGATGCAGAAGGCTGATGCGACGAAAGATGGCGGGGCCTCGGCATCGTCGGTCGCCGGCTACACCATGCCCCTGATTCATCGTCACGAGGGCGCCCAGCAGGCCGGTGGCGTGCCTACGGGGTGGTCGGCTATGCGTGACGCACTGGAATCGATTCGAGAACACTGCATGGTGCAGTCCAGCGCGCTGGCTAAGGCGATTGTGGCGACATGCGATTCGGCGCTCGCCGCCCCCTCTCCCAGCGCAGTGCAGCCCGATCCTCGTGTTGGTGACTTCGTGCAGGACAGCCGTGGGCTGTACGAGGTGACTGCCGATCTGCCGGTTACCGTGACCACCAGCGCAGTGCAGCCGCTCAGTGAAGCGCAGCCCAGAAAGGTCACGGCGTTCATGGAGGACGGGCGCGGGATGTTTCTCGATTTCAACGATGGCACGCGAGTGTTTTACGAGGTCGATGTGGACCACGAAATTGAAGACGACTGTCCGATTCCTGCCGGCATCGTCACCCCCAAGGAGCCAACATGAGCGAACAATCTGAAGCGCTGAGGCTGGCAGACCTGTATGCCAGAAGTTGCGTGCTTGGTGGAGGCATTCTGTACGGGAAGGAGCGTGAGGTGCTCCAAGATGAACTCCGCCGCCAGCACTCCCGCATCGGGGCCGACGAAGCGCTGATGCGACAGGCGGCGAAAGTGATCGGAGATGCATCTTGGCACATCCCGGAAGGCTCTCCCCTCGATTTAGAAGCAGAGGCCGCCATCACCGTCCTGCGCACCCGATTGGAGCAAGCCAAATGACCAAAGAAGACCTGATAGCGATGGCGTTCAAACACACGGTCGGCGGCGGTCATCGCTTCGATACGCCCTTGACCTTCTCGATGGTCCGCAGACCACCGATGCCTAACAGGCCGCCCAAGGTGTAGATAAGCAGGTCAGCATCGACGACGGGTGGTGGTGGCCAGCCACGAGCGACGGCAAGCCATGCCAGCAAGTTGTGACCCACCGTGGCGTAGACCAGACCAATGCCACACGTCCAGCCAACGAACGGGCGCCAGCCAGCCACAAAGATGCTCGGGTGCGTCGCTTCTTTGGCGTTGATTTCAAGTTGCGCCAGCGTGGTCTGCAGGTCGCCGGATTGCGTCAGCTTGAGAAGCTCCAACTCAGCCTGAGCCTTCTGCGCAGGATCAGGGAAAAGCCGGTCGATGATTTTTCCGCCCAGCTCAAAAACAGGGCCTAAGAGTAGTGGGTTCATGCGAATGCCGTCAGGTTGTGGTGGAAGGCAGCCGCGCGCTCGTGCCTGTGCAGCATGGCCGGGCCGTTGATCATCCGGGTGGTGCGGTCGAAATCCCCGGCGTCGATCAGTTGATTGCAGCCGTGGCTCTCCCAGTACCACCCAGCGGTCAGGCAGGCATCGGAAGGCGTTGCAACGAGGTCGGGCTTGTGCAGGTACACCGCACCCATACCGACGCCCTCAGAGGCTTTTTTGTAGTTCGCGCGCCCGGTGAGCTGGAACAGGCCGCGCCCACGGAATGCCCAGCCGTCGCCCGATGCTTCGTCGCCATTCCCGTTTCGGCTCGCGTAGACCTTGTTCGCCAGCGCCTTCGGGTTGCGGATGTACAGCGCGGCTTCCGCGTCGGTGGTGATCGCCGAGAAGAATGCATTCACCCGGGCCGGCGTGGTGTAGTAGAGGTTTTCTTCCAGCCGGGTAAACCCTTGCGATTCGATCATGCATTGCGCGAGGAAGGCCGCCTGCCGTTCGTTTGTAGAAATGTCGAACAGCGCCGTGGCGGCCTTGATCGGGTCGCCAAACGCCTTCGCCTGCGTGGGATGAACCCCTGCGGCGATCAGGCGTTCGATCACTGCGACACCATCCGGCGAATCGTGCGCCAGTTTTTCACGGTCAGCGCTGTCGAGTAGAAGGCCATCGAGAACGCCTGGAACGCGAGTCCCGAGAGCTGTGCGAACCCATGCACCAGAATCTGCAGTGCGGTGATGAAACCCGAGAGCGCGATCATGACCATGCCGATGTTCTCCAGCAGGGTCTCTTGGTACAACTTGGCCACGAGGCCGGCGACGGCCATTGAGGCGGTGGCGATGCTCGACCCGAAGATGATCCAGCACCACATTGAAACAACGTCACTCATCATCTTTGACTCCAAGTAGTTTGCGCAACGCTGAGAGAAGGGATCGGCTCACCTTGGCCGCGGGGAAGGTCTCGATCACCTCGGCGAGTTTGCGCATCAGCATAATGGAAAGGAATCCGACGGCGAAGCCGACGGCGGCCTGCTGGTCCAGCAGATCGGACTTCTTAGCGACCAGTGGGCCAAGGAACCATGCCGCAGACAATCCTCCCACGAACATGAAGATCAAGGTGTAACCGGTTGCTCGGGCCAGCCAGGAGGCGATCCCTGAACCAGCGGCGCCGGCCACCACGTTGTTGACGGTATCAGGTTCAATCATCAAACATCCTTTCAATTTCGATCAGGCGGGCAGGCCGAAGGCGATGGCCGCCTTGTAGAGCAGGTATCCGCCCACTGCGCTCGATGAGGTCGGTTCGCTCACAAGTCCATCTCTTTCCACTGAGTGATCGTGACCGAGCCGCTGTTGTTGAGCTGATAGGTTGAGCCTGGTGGGACGATGGTGTGAAAGGGCATTTCAGGCGCTGCTGCCGGAGCGGTAAAGCGGTGCACTGGACTGCCGCCAATCTGCATCTCGATCACACCAGACCCACCATTCGTGCAATACCCCTGAACCCAACGAAAGCGGCTCGACGTGTTGGTGTAAACGGTGTTAAGAGCACGAATCGGCGTCCCGTAGGACCCTGGCACACCGACGTAGTTGAGAACCTCCACCGTGTCAGCAGCCGTCGCGCGCAGGATGCAGGTATCACCCGCAGCCGTGACGATGTTGGACCCGCGTTGCGTGACAAGACCGGCTCCGTTCGTCAACGTGAGGACCCCCGCGAAGCGCACGAACAGCAGCCGCCCTGCCGCCACGGTAAAACCGGTGATCGTGGTGGTGCCCGTGATGTTGATGTGATCGGTGGATTCTGCGCCGGTGGTCAGGTTGACCGTCGACGCGCTGGCGATGTCTACACGTGTCTGCTGAACGGGCAGCAGGCTCTGCGCTTGTGCGCCCGTCAGTTCCTCGACAGCACCCGTCCCAGCGGTATCTCGCCCCAGGATGCGCGCGGTGCCCATCGTGAGGCCGCTGGACCCGACGGAGCCCGACAACGCGTAGCTGCCCGCCGCCTGTGCACCCAGCGTGGTGCGCGCGGCTGCATCATCGGCGTCGTCGAGCAGGGTCTCGATGAACGGCGACACGACCAGTTCGCCGGCGTTGAGCGCGTCCACCAACTCGATCGCGGTCCCCGAAGCGTTGATTCGCAGGAACCGCTCGGCCACGATCGGGGGCAACTGGCCGCTGAACGTCACGTCATCCAGTGGGGCGGTGAGCGAGCGGTCCATCTGCTCCTGCAGTTGCTGGTCGCTCATCGTGAGTTTGTCCAGCGCGCGCTCGTGCGACTCGGCGGGGAATGCATCGCCGCTGATGTAGTCGGTCTCTTGGGTCAGGTCCACGATCCGACGAATCACAAGGGTCTCACCCACGGCCGGCGCCACGACCATCGTCACGCTGCCGCCCGCGTCGCTGTCGGCACCCGTGACCGTGTAGTCGGTCGTGAGCACCAGCGTTTCAGACGTGCCGTCGGCTGCGAACAGGGTGAGGTCGAGGTCGCCGTTCACGAGGAACCGGTACGGGAAGGCGAAGATCGTCGTGACGCCGTTGCCGGCGTAGACGATTCGCGAGGTGGTGGTGCTGACGGTCATGATCTGTCCTTATCGTGGGATGCTGAACATCGGGGGCGGTGGGGCCGGTTGATCGTAAGCGCGCTCCACCGTGCCCGCGGTGCTGGTCAGCGCGGACTGTACGAGCCAGGCGTGAATCTGTCGAGCCTGGAACGCGGCCTTCTCGGGCGTGTCGGCCTTGGTGAGCAGCAGGGCCATTTTCTCAGGGTCGTTCATGGCCTCGGTGAGCACCTTGTTCACGCTGGTCATCGGCACCTTGGTCATGGCTTCTTCCGCCAGCCGGGCACCTGCACCATGCACGATCAGGGACGGGCTGCTGGAGCCGGCTGCGCGCGCCGCGCCGCCCGCCGCACCGGAGCCGATCATACGTGCGATGGTGGCCGTCGCCACGTCCAGGATGTTCGGCTTCACGTCCACCGCGGTGCCGGGCTTCTGCGACCGCTGGATATTGTCGGCCATCTCGAACAACCGGCGAATCCCGGTGACTTCTTCGGGCTTCAGGATGCCCTGCTCCTGCATCACCTGCACCAGCGATTTCTTGCCCACACTGGTGGGGGTGAACAGGTAACCCCGGGCCTGCTCGATGTTGAGCTGGCCCGTCTGCGTGTTGCGGGAGTTATTCAGGATCGCGTTGAACATGGTCGCGCGCAGGCCGTCCACCGCCACCTCGGGAGTGATCGTAATCCGGCCACCCTTACCGGTGCCACCACCTTTGGCGGTGTTGATCAGGCGCACCATCTCGGTCTCCTGATCCGCCGACGACAGCACCTTGTTGGCCGCCTTGATCGCCACGTTCGCGCGCACCGTGGGGTCGTTACCCGACGCGCCAAGCAGCGACGCGAATGTGCCCTGCTTGGCAAGGATGTCCTCGACCCCCTTGGCGCGGTTCTCAAGCGTCTTGAGACGCGCCTCGGACTTCATGGTCGAGGTGAGATCGGCCTTGACCTCGGGGAAGCGCTTGAGCAGGGTCGGGTTGTCCTTGATGAACTTGGCGATGCGCTCGGGGCTCGCGCGCCCGGTGATCGGGTCCACCGAGTCGGCGGCGGCGAGCCGGAAGATGCGCTCCTGCGCGTCGAGCATCGTGCGCATCGAGGCGTCGTCGCCCATGCCCCGCAGCGACAGGAATCGCGTGGCTTCTTCGAGTTCCTGGAGCTGCAGCGCGCCCGCCTCTTTGCCGGTGGCCAGCGCCTTGCGCAGCAGAATCTCGGGAGCGATGCGGTCGCCATACTTGCCCTGCGATACTGCCTTGCCCGCGAAGCTGCGCGAGAACGTGTCGTTGAGTTCGCGGGTGAAGGTGCGCGCCTCGTCGTAGGCGGTGTTCCCGGCCGACTTGAACGCTGCGTCCATGTCGTCGAGTGTGGCCTCCGCAAGTTGGCTGTAGATGCGGGCCTGACCCACATCACCGGCAATCGTGGACTGGCGGGCCAGATCGAGCAGTTCACCGCGCAACTGCTTCATCTCGCTGGCGTTGGTGCCAGGTGCCAACGACTCAAACTGACGCACGGATAGGGTGTCAGGGTCGTAGTCAAACGTGCCCTCACCCGGGGTGGTCACGCGGTCGATGAACTGGCGCACCACCTTGGGCATCTTCTCGTTGCGCAGCTCGGGCAGCAGGTCACCGGCGATGTCGTCGAAGGTGGATTCGAGGTTCGTGGTCTCGACCTTCATGGTGTTGTCCACCTTGCCCCACAGTTCCTTCTCCACGGCGCGCGAGCCGGCGAGCGACTGCTCCAGTGCGTCGCGTGCCGCGATGCTCAAGCGCTCACGGTCAGCGGGCGTGTTCTTCGAGATGTTGCCGGCTTTCTTGATCGCCTCGCTCTTGGCGAGATCGACCTCGTTGGCCATGATCGTGCGGTAGTAGACGCCGCGCAACTGAGCCGCTGCGGCGAGCGCCGTGGGGTCGCCAGTGCCCGTGAGCAGGATGATCTGCCCGCGCACCGCGTCGAGCCCGTCGCGGGCCTTCTGCGCCGCCTCCGCACCGAACTGCTGGTTCACCTTGCCCAGGTGCTGCTCCAGCGCGCCCAGGGCCATGGAGCCCGTGCGTTGGGCCGCGGTGAGGTCCGCGCCGTCGAGCACACCCTGCTGGCGCAGCACACGGGCGATGGCGGTGGGGTCTTCACCGGTGACGCGCAAGATGTCGGAGAGGGTTTTCCCTGCCGCCGTCTCGCGCGCCGCGGGGCTCACGGTTTGCATCGCCTTGCCCACGATGCGCTTGCTGGCGTCATAGGCTGCAAAGGTCAGGCGGGTCGGGTTCGTTAGACCCGCGAGCAGTTCAGCGTTGACCCGCAGATCAGCACGACCCGGGGCGATCATCTCGGCGGTGGCCGCGCCACCTGCTGCTGACACGGCCGATGTCACCTCACCCGTGGCGGTCGCCAGTGGCCGGGTTTTGGCCG